TCACTTTGCACCCCCTTTTGCCAGTGCCAGCTTGACCAAAACAGCGTCGGTTTCGTCAGGCGAGACTCGGGCATAATGTTCAATGACGTTTGCCGCGTAGCGTATCGACCAAGCCATGTGATTGGCGATTTCAGCAAGGGACAGGCCAGCATTCAAAAGACGCGTGGCCGCTGTCCCCCGTGCATCATACAGGCGCAATTCATCTGACAGCTTGGCTTTGTCACGCCATTGCCGGACACCTTCCGAAGCGCGGTGCGGTGTCAGAGCATTACCACTGGCATTTGTGAGCATCAGCAATCGGTCGCTCGGTGTCGTGTCTATCACCTTGGCCAATTCGGGTGTGATAGGGATATGAGCCAACCGCTTACGCTTGTTTGTCCTTACGCGCAGGCGACGACCTTGCGGGGTCGTTTCAACATGCGCCGGGGTCAGCTTGATTAGATCCGCAGGCCGCAAGCCAGTCTCGCAAGCAGCGCAGAGAATACGCCGCGCCCACTCCGGCGCAACCGCGTCGAAAGCCTCGCGGTCAGCAGGTGTCCACACAATTTCAGAGCGGTCCACCTCATACAGACGGTGCAGCTTGTGACAATGATGCTCGGCAAGCTTACCCTCCTGCACCGCCCAGTTCAAAACGCGGACAGCATGCGTGCCTGCCATATCGTGCTGTTTTGGCGAATGCTTCCAAAGCGCGCGCCAAGCATTCATTTCACCACGCGACCCCCGCTCCTCAAAAATAGCGGCGGGCGCGTCTTGAAAGTGTTCCGCAAAACGCAGCAACCATTTGCGTTGGTCAGCAAAAGAGCGATCCCCTTTTGCCCTGGCGGTGCTGGAAAGAAGGTCATCCACCATCTGGGGAACCATGTAGTCGGCGGGCTTAGGGCGCGCCGTGGCTTCTGCAAAAGCTCGATAGAAAGCCGAATCGGATGGCTTGCGCTGTTCGTCTTCCCAGAACTTGGGGCCACCGCGCCAAGCGTAAAAATGAAAACGGCTTTTGCCACTCGTCAGCTTGCGCCGGACGCGATGCACACCTTTGGGCAGATCAGCTTGTGACACGGTTAGCCCTCCACTTTTCGAGCGGAGTCATGTCAGGCTTTGCAGCATCACCGCCCGTCCCAGCTGTGATAAGGAAACGCTTGCCATCTTGTGTTTCGACGACCACGGACACCTGACTAAAACCCGCCGCCTTTGCAGCCTCGAAAGCAGGCGTCAGGTCTGATTTTCGTATTGCGGCGGGGCGACGCTCCATCATCAAGCCTCATCGCCCAAGGCGTCATTCTCAAGCGATCTCGTGATTTCGCCGAGAGGGTCAATTTCACCAGCAAGGATAACCTTGGCAATTCTGAAAAGAGTGAAACAGCGCAGTTTGGACGAAAATTCCAATCCCCCAGAATACGGCATGCTGTCCTTCATGGGCTGATCGTCCGGCGCATGGACTAGCGCCGAAAAAACATGCTCTTCATGAGGAATGTCGCTTCCCTCATACGGGTCTGCACTGATCGTCGTCGCCGACATATCAACGTAAAGGCTGACGCTCCAATTTTTGGCTCGCACTTCATCCCAAGTTTCCTTTGCCAGTCGGTCCAGAAGGATGGAAAAGGCCGTGCCAAAGGTAGCGTCGGTATCGTTGTCGGTGTCGAGCGGTAGGTTAACAAAATGAGGCAACCGCTCCATGGCTACGGCGGGGCTGTCTGGACAGCACATGAAGGCAGTCAGAAAACTGGAGAGTTCGTTGCTATCAATGTGCGGAGCGTTCCGCCCTCTTGGACCTTTCTTGGTCCAGTCGCCTTCACGCAAAAGACGGCTCAGCATCTTCGTCGTCGGCTCGGGCCGGTTCAAGACTAATGCCAGATAAGATGCCGTTTGTCCAAGATGCATGTTTCGCTCCATCGCCTTCCATTGGACAATTACTCCAATTAGATCGGAAGTCAACACTATAGGAGTGATTGTCGGATAGATTTGGGGCATCAAGTTTCCGGGTACCCGTCTTTCCCAGTGCAGGCGCACCAAATTGCCATGATGGCGCGGCAATCATGTGCCTCAGCATGATCGGCTTCATCATTGGAGGCTGGAGAGACATAGAACCAAGCCAGCGCGGCCAGTGCGCCTACCCCCTCAAGGGACGTGGGCTTTAGTGCGAGCATCGCTTCTTGGGCGACCTCCTCACGAGCCTCGGCAGCGAGTGAGCGCGGATCTTGCCAATTGCCATTGCCGGGCAGGTCGGCCAGCTCACGCCATGTTCGACGTGCATCGAGCCATTCACGATAGACCGGCACAACCGGGTCCGGCTGATCGGACATCGCCGCAGCGGGCAACGCCAGCGCTACGCCGGAGGCGGGCAGCGCGGAAAGAAAATTACGACGGGACATAGCTGGGGTGGTCGCGCAGGCGCGTTTTTCGGTCATTGCCAGAGTCTCCTCAATCCGATACTATGATAACACGGTTATTTTTTTAACGCGCCTCAGTCAATACAAATATAACAAGGTTATCAAAATGAACGCGGTACAATGCAAGATGGCGCGTGTAGCTTTGGGTCTGGGAGTTCGGGATCTCGCGACACTGGCTGGTGTCGCACAGGCAACTGTTTCACGTCTTGAGCGTGGAGAGGAACTTAAACCCTCGACCGTGGCTGGCATACGTGCGTCTCTCGAAACTGCAGGGGTCGAATTCATCGAAGAAAACGGTGGAGGCGCAGGCGTCCGATTGAGGGAACGAAGAAATGGAACTTAAGACTTTTGTAAAATCGACTATTCAATCAATTATTGAAGCTTCCCAAGAGATTATAGAAGAAAACCAAGGTAAGCCTGTTTTTTACAATCCAGTCTCTAACAAGCCTACTAGTGACGATTGTCAGCTCTACTGGGGTAAATTCATCCCGGTAACTGAGATAAAGTTTGACGTTGCTGTGGCCGAAGGTACTGAGAAGAGTGGAGGCGGCGGCGCAAGCATAGATGTCATTTCTATCAAAGTGGGAGGCAATGGACAAATTGCTTCAACTGCAACAAGCGAATCAAGAATTTCATTTTCTTTGCGAGTTGCTCTGCCAGCTTGGATTTCTTCTGAAGACAAGGGAAGCACGCGGTAGTCCGCCACGCCCTCGTATTAGGAAGGCCGCGCGCTGTGAGGGGTCCATGGCACTCGCTGAGTGATCCGGGTGTTTCGGGTTAATAAATGCGTAAAGTTCCCAATACACCAATCCTGATCCTCAGTCTTGTCGCCAATCCACCATGCGCATCGCGCCGGACACGTCGCCGGGCGGGATACCGGCCTCTTTCGCCTCGGCCAATGTCTTGATGATCGCGGACAACGCCCTGGCACGCCCACCTGCATCAAACGCTTGCAAAGGCCGGATAGTGTCAATCTCCACCTCTGCCCCGAGCTTGGCCGTTGCCTCATCTGCCAGCATCTCGGCAATGGGCTGCAAGGTCCAGATTGCGAGCTGGCGTTGTGCCTCGCGGATTACGGGGCCGGTTGCCGCCCGATTGAAGAATGACGGCAGGACGCCATAGGCCATACCGATCCCCTCGCGCGCCGCCGCCAGCGTTTCATCCGTCATGCTCTTGGACAGATCCGGAGATAGCTGATCAGGCTTCTGTCCAATGGTCGGATTCATGCCCGCCGCTGTTGCCTGTGCGACGCCTTCGATCACCAGCGTGGAACCGCGCCGCCCTTTGAACGCGCCCCGCATATTGGCCATGTCTTCGGCGCCTGTGTCCGGCAGCGGAACGATCTGCGAACCAAGCGGCGCATTCTCGAATGTCTCTGCAAGCGCAGCCTCGACCGCATGTAGCATCCCGCCCGTGAGGCTGGACCGCCGCAGCGGTGCGGTGCCGATCCACGGTGTCAGGTTATCCGAACCGATCCGCAGGTGCAGCACCTCGGCTGCAAGAGCTGTCACAGTGCGCCCCCCGCCCGCCTCAGGGATGGACAGGCGATAGGCGCGCGGCCTGCCGTCGCGGGTGGTCACATCCCAATCGGTCGCCGGGACAAGCCCCAGCTCGGTGATCAGATAGACAGCCTCACCGTTCAAGGCGACGCCGCGCGCAATCATTGCCATGGTCTGCCGTGTCAGCAGGTCTGTGCCTGTCACGTCCGCCATGGCGAAACCGCCTTCCCACAGGCTGACACAGCTTTGCACCGTCGCGGTCAGCTCGGCCACGCCGCGCCGCCCGCTGATAAAGCTGTCACGCGCCGCCATAACCTGTGCAGTGTATCCGCCGCCGCTGGACCGCACCTCGATCGGGCGCAGCTTGTTCATGAGCCATCCGAGCATTGTTACCTCCACCGGATTGCGGCGGGGCGGTGCGTCATGCGCTTTGCCACCTCGCCAAAGGGTTGCCAGTTCCGAGCCTCGATCTGGGCTTGCGGATAGGCGGGCTTCGTCACGGCGCTGATCTCGATCAGGTCCGCCGCCCGGATCGTGCGCAGGATCGCGCTGCCGCGTTCCTCGACCGTCTCGCCGCCCGGCCGGACGCGGAATCCCGGCGACAGGCCCCGCACCAGCCCGGCCGCATGGGCTGACAGGAAGTCGCGCACATAGCTGACCTGCCCCATGTCGGCGCTGATCGTCGCGTCAACGGTCAGCGCGTCGTCGGTTTCGGTCAGCGTCAGAGTGCCGGCAGATCGTGAGGCCAGCGGTTTGTTGAAGTCGTGGCCGGACAGAAAATGTACGTCCTCGCCCCGGTCCAGACGATCCGCAAAGGCACGGGCCGCGATCATCTCGCGACGCTCACGCCCTGCCCCCAAGCGTTCGGCCAGCACGGTTTCCCGGCCATATGGAAAGGTTGCCCGAAGGCGGGTTTCCCCGCCATCGGTGCGCAGCTCAAGGCTGCCAACATGAGCGCCCCAGAGCATCACGCCGCCGCCAGTTCGAGGCCGGTCAGCAGTTCGAGCTGGGCCGGACGCGCAACGGTCACATCCATTGTCGCCAGTGCCGTGATTCTCAGCCCGCCGGACTGTGCATCGCTGTAAGGGTCGCGGATCATGTCCACCGCGCCCCATGCGCCAATGAAGATCGGAGCCACGCCGCCCGCGGCTGTGGTCAGCAGTGATGATGTTGCAAGCGGGTCGCCAGAGGGCGCGGCAAGCCCGTTGTTCGTCATGGCGATATTGGCCGAAGGCAGGTTTTTCACCAGCCGGTCCCATTCGGAAACCGCCGTGCCGGTGATCAGAACGCTGTCCAGATAGTCCCACAGCTCGGGCCGGATCATTGCCCGCACCGCATCCGGCGAACCGGCGGCATTGGCGGTCATGAAGCGGGTGACAGCCGAGCGGAACGCGCCCCAGCTTGCCAGTGCATTCACCGCCGTGGACGTGATGCCGTAGGTTGCCGCGCCCGTGATGACGCCAAGCGGCTGGCCGTTGGCCCCGGTGCCGAGAAACGCTGCCTGATCCATAGCCGCGCCCATGGCCCCGCTCATATCGCGCCGCACCGCCTGTTCCAGCGCCGCGCCGGACTGTTTCAGCGTCTTGCGTGTGATGCGCATCTGAATGCCGAGGTTGTGGTCCGGCGACATAGCGCGGTCAGTGGTTGCGTAGGTCGTTGGCCCGGCCACGTTGGACGCCTCACCGTTCGCCCAGCCCGCCGTGACAGCCGAGGTGGTCACGGGCCATTCCAGCGCGCCCGCGTCGATGCTGATCATCTGAGCACCCATGCGCGCCGCCACGCTGTCCGGAAACAGGCGGTCGATGATCGGGCGGGTCTGGATCGGGTTTGGCGTGCCGCTGGCCACAGTCTCACCGGCCCGGACTTCCAAAGCCTGCCACGGCACGGGAATGCCCCGGAAGCCGCCCGCGCTGCGCAGCTCGGTCACAATCTCCGCCGTGTGGCCGTCCAGTTGCCGCCCCTCATCAAGGGCAAGCGCGACTTGGCGCAACTCAAATCCTGCCATGAGGTTGGCCCATTCCTGCGCCGAGCGGGTTTCCAGCTCACCGCCCGCGTCCCGGCGTTCGGTGTCCTCAGCGATCAGCGCGGCGCGGTAGCGGGTTTCATTTGAGCGATATTCCAGATCCAGCTTGTCCATGGACCGGATTTCGTCTTCGGACGGGGTTTCTTTGCCCACAAGTTCCGCAAGGTTCTGGCGGATTTCGCTTTGACGGCGGGCGATCTTTACTGATTCAAGCATCTTTGATTTCCTTGTGCTTGGTTGGGTTTTCATCGGGGCGCGACAGCGCCTCGACAGCTTTCCGCCAGTCTTGGCGGGCCTCTCGGGGCGGGGGATGCCCGCACTCGATCCGTGTCTTTCGGGTGTGGCAACTCGGGCAAAGCGCCTGAAGGTTGGCGGCGTCGTAGGACAGCTCAGGGTGCGTCCTGACCGGCTTGATATGATCAACCTCAAGACGCCCGCCGCAGCCGCAGGACCGACAGCGATAGCGGTCCCGTTCGAGGATCTCGGCCCGCAGCGCCTGCCAGCGTTTCGTGCGGGTGATCCGCTTGGAATAGCGGTGATGATCGCGGCGAATGCTCATTGATCTGCCCACGCTGAACAGGTCAGCTCCAACATCCGGCGGCGACGATCAGGCGTTTCCTTGATTCCGGTTATCTCGTATTCACGGCCTTCGCAGGTCAGCCGATCCGTTGGGTCAATGTCCGCAGTGAAACCGCTCCACCGGACAGTGAAGCGCGTCGTTATCGACGCCTGCACCTGCCCGGCGTTCCACCGTTCGGCATCGCTGATGTCGCGTTTTGCAGCAAAGACGGGCGCGCCATGGTCCTGCCATTGTTCGACTTGGCCGTAGCCATCATCGACAAGAACAGCCCGACGGAATTGCACCCGCCTGTCCAGAGTTGCGGCGTTCAAAACCATTGCATCCTCGCTTTCACTTTGGGTTGTGCTGCGATCCGCGCGCCTTGGGCCACGGCCAGAACCGATGCCGCCGCCGCGTCGATCCGGCCCGTGGATCGGGCCTTCGCAATCTTGATGTTGTTCGCCGGGTCGCGCAGGCACACGGTGTCCGCGAAGGCAGAGCGCAGCAGAAGGGAGGGCTTGGCTTTCACCAGCCCGTCAAACGCAGCACGGCGGAACCGCTCTGCATCCTCGCCACCGTCCCGAAAGCCCTGCCCGCGCCAGACCAGCGGCGCGCGGATGCCCGCCCGGCCAATCGCTTCTCCCAGTTCGGCCTGCTTGTAGCGGTCCATGGTGATCGCGATGACGGACTGATCTTCAACATGGCGCATGACCTCGACCAGCCACGGCGCGACAGGCACGGTCTTATCGCCTAGAACGGACAGCTCGCCCCTGTCGCGCATCTCGACATAGCGCCCGGCTACGCCATCCGTCTGGCCACGATCCAAGAGGCCGGGCATGGATGGGAACGTGCCCAGGCATTCAAGCCGACCGGTAGCGGGCCAGTAAAACGCCGCCGCTGTCATGGAGGCCGAGCCGCCGAGGTCGATCCCGATAACGACCCCGCCTTCGCGGGGTGGCAGCGCCGAGGTTTCGCAGCCAAGCCATTCGTCCAGGGTAATCAGCAGATCCCGCGATTCGCCGGACACGCGCTCATTGCGGTTGTAAAGCCGGAAGCTTGTGAGGCTGGAACCGCCCCGCGCAATGGCACGCTTGGCTTGAGCTTCCAGCCATTCCAGCGAACCGCCGATGCCGTGAGGTGCGCCGGGGTTAGCAATCAGCAGGCTTTCCGGGTCATCGGCAGGCAGGCCCGGGGCTGGCCGATGCTCTTGGACGTAAGAGCCGGGCGAAGGATCGTCGATCCACCGGGAAAACGGGTGCGTGTCATCGCTGGCGCTGGTGCTGATCAGGAAGGCGCGACCTTCGCGCTTGCCCAGACCGGACAACAGCGCATGTTCCAGCTCGTCGCCACGATCAAGCGCCCAGTGCCCGCGCTCATCGAGGATCGCCATGGTCGGCGCGCCGCCGAGGGCTGATTTGCCGTCCGCTGCGATCACGCGCAGGATATGCCCGCCGCCGTCGCCCTCATATTCAATCTCAAGCCGGGGCGCGCGCCGGAAAATGAAGTGCCGCCGGATTTCCATAGGCAGGCTGGCGATGAAGCCCGCAACAAAGTCCCAGATGATGCGCCCCTGATCGCGGGTACGCGCGGCTGCAATGATCTCGCGCCGGGGTTGGCGATCCCAGACACCGATCAGACCGCCGAGGGCAAGCCCTGCCGTGATCGCGGATTTCCCGTTGCCGCGTCCAATGCTTAGAATGGCGTTGGCGGTCGTGTCGGCCATCGCGCCTTCAATGAACTGGCGCTGAAAGGGTGCGAGCGTGACAGGTTTTCCAGCGTTCGGCCCCTCGGGGATTTTGAGGCCATGCATGAACTGCATAGCTCTTTCTGCCGGGGCCGCGTTTTCGGCCTCCGCGTCGTGCGCGAAAATTGACAACTCCCATCCTCGGTCCCGCGTGTCGTTCAAAGTCGCGGTATTGGTACCTAATTCAAAGAGGTCGGCTTGATGATGCTCGGAAGGACGCGGCGCGCGTTGTGCGGGCGGCAGTTTCGAGCCATCCGCCTTGCGCCATGTTCTTTCTTTCTTCTTCGCCTCGGTCATCGTTTCACTCTCGCGTGTTGCTCTGTGTTAATCGTTGCTCTGTCTTGCCCCTGCTTACTGGTGAGGGTCGTTGTGACGGTCAGAAAGCGGGTTAACGTAGCGGGGTTGGAAACCCGCCTCCCGCCCTGACCGCCGCGATCTTGCCTGCTCACCGGAGCCGAGCCGCCGCTTAGGTCAGACCTGCCTTTCCCTCGGCTCGGTCCGCTCTCCCATGTTCACCGCCGTAGAGGGTGGCAGTGGGGCCTTAGGGCTTGGAGAGACCGCACGACGCGGAATAGCTGCCCTTGTGCTGTGGCCCGTTCCCCGGTAGCACTTTGGATGAGACGTCCCCGGCTAACCCGTGAAAGCCAGACGCCTCATAAGCCCGCCGTGTCACCGGCGGGCTTTCTCTTTGCCCTATCTCTCGATCAACTCCGGCTGTGCCTCGGGCACCTGCCCCAGCTCTGACACCAGACGCCGCATCACGGACGCCTGACGGTCGCTCGGGCGCCAGCTCGGGCGCTTGCCGTTGCGGGCAATGGACTTCACAAAGCCTTGCACCCATGCGTCGCTGTTATCGGCCATCGCCCGCCGCGTGACGCTGGGCCAGTGGTGGGTCAGGATCACATCAAGCTCGTGCTCGGTCATACCTGCACCCCGCGATACCGCGCGCCCACGCGGGCCATGTGCGGCGACGTGGTCAGGGACTTGGCGTCCATCGGCGACCTGCCGTCATAATGCAGCGCGGCCTGATCCCTGATCGCTTCGGCCAAGTCGCGTGGAATGTCGTCGGCTTCGTCACCAAAGCCCGCCGTGTATTCGATGATGATCCGGCTGGGGGTTAGCGCAAGATAGGTGTCCCGCCATCGGATCATGGGACGGATGCCCCCGATCACGTCAAAGGCGGTGAACGCGGTGCCGTCGATGGTGACGGCTATTTCAGCATCATCAGCCACCGGCCCGATTGGCAGGAGCATGTCGCGTTCGCAGTTTGGGTCAAAGACGTTGACAAGAATTGTCTGGGTCAACAGCGCGATTTGAGCGAATTGCTCGACCTCTGCCGCCGCAGTCCAAGCCTTGTTGGTCAGATCGTCGTCCGCATCGTTAAAGTCCACACGGGAGTGAACTTTGATCGACGCAAGATCGAACGGCAAAGCGGTTGAAACAGGAACCCTTTGGACAAGCATTTTCAAAGCGCAATCTCCACTTCACCGATGTGACGGAAGAATGCGGTCTGATCCTTGGCACTCATGGCCTCATAAGCCGCCAGCGCATAAGCCTTGAGTTCGGAACGGCTGGCGCAGGACGCCCACCACCGCGCGTCAGTCATGGGGTTTAGGAAGGTTGGCAGCGGCGCACCGGCCCCGCCCATGAGCGGGCGCGTGACCGCATCGCGCTGATCAGCGTCGAGGGTGGCAAGGCCCGCCCAGGTCAT